CCTCAAAGTTAGAAAGAATACGGTTACGACCTCTACGAGTAGAGCATCTCATAACCATGTCAGAAATGTCATAAAGGTCTGAAGCCTGGTCTGCTAAAATGTTTGTGTCTAAAATACCATAAACAGGATCATTAAGAATAAGAGGATATCCAAATGCTGCACCATTAGCAAAGTCAATTTCTACTTTTAATACTGGCACTGTCATTTTATATCGCCTCTAATGTTAGACTTTGGCCATTAGTCTGACCAGCAAGAAGTCCATTTCTAACTGTCTGAACTAAGTCATTTTCAGTTGTTACTGACCCTGCCACATTTATAGTAATGACTGGAGCATTAGATCCTGACATGCTACTTCCCATTAATCCCTTAGCAGTGTCTAGGGTATTTGAGTTTCTGAATCTAAATCTTTCATCATAATCCATTGCATCTGCTGCTGCTTGTGCAGCACTTGAGTCTGCTATTTCTTTTGCCTTAAAGTCAGAAAGCAGTTTTTCTCTTGCTGCTGCTGCTGCAGCGAGTTGTTCTTCTCTTTGCTGTGCTGCAATTGCCTGGCCTGTGTATCTTGCAGAAGACAAAGCATTCTGTGTGCTGACTCCTTGATTCAAGAGACCAGTAACCATAGAATTTGCAATTTCTGAGGCAGATACTCCAGCCTTTGTTGCATCTGCTACTGCTGCATTTATTGCTTTAGTAGTTGTTGCAGTGCTAATTGCTGATACTGCTGCTGCAACAGTTGTTGCTGTAGTTCCTGTAGTGCCTGTAGTCCCAGTTGTACCTGTAGTGCCAGTAGTTCCAGTAGTTCCAGTGCTTGGAACACCACCAGAACTTAACTTAAGTTTTGCTAAGTATGCATCAAGTTCGTTATTTGCTGCTCTCCACTTATTAAATGCTATGTCTGCAGGCTCAAATAATGTTCCTGAATATGTAGCAGGTGCCTTAATCTTATTTAGATAATCAAGAACCTGTTGGTTGCCTACACCCCAGGCTTTAGCCAAATCTGTAATATCTTTATCTGAAATGTCGCCATCAGACTCAATCTTTAAGATAACATCCTTGTATTTTTCTGCCTCATCCTTGGTTAACTTCCAAGTACCCATGAGAGTCTTAAGATCAGCATCAGAAATCTTGCCATCATCTCTTAATTTTGAGATAAAGTCTAGATACATACCTGCTTCTCTTGTGCTTATACCCCATGCCTGTGCAAGTTTTGCAACTTCATCATCTGATACTTTATTATCTTTAATAGCAAAGACTGTATAGATATATGTTTTGGCTGCTTCAATTGACATGCCCCACTTTTTAGCAAGAAGTTCTATTTCTTGAGTAGACAGTTTTTCATCTGCAATAGCAGTTAAAAGATCTGTATATCTCTCAGCATTCTTGTTAATTGCTTCAAATAGAGCAAGTTCCTGAATTCTTAATTTAATTCTTTCTGCTAATGATGCATCAGCATCTTTTTGCTTTGCCTGTAATTTTTGTACTGCCGTTAATTGAATATTCTCATACTCAGCAGGATCTGTTATTTTAAGGTTATACTTCTTTTCAATTTGAGCCTTTAGTGCAGCATTCTTTTTATCAATGTCTGCCTGCTTTTTTGCTGCTGCTGCAGCCTTGGCTGCGGATGCTGCTGCTGCTCTTTCTTGTGCTTCTCTAATTTTTTGTGATTTTGCTGCTGCTGCAGCCATAACTTCAGCCTTGTACTTTTCTGCTGCTGCTCCACCATAAGTTTTTTCAGTTAACTTTGAAACATAGTCAGTTGTAACTCCAAGGCTTGTATTGTATCCATTTGTTGCATCTGTTGCTTTCCAAGTTGCAAATCCAAGACCAGCCATAGCCAAAGCACCTAGGCCTGCTGCTACTGCAGTACCAAATGATGCGATTGCTGTAGCAGTTGCTGCTACTGTTGTTGCTGATGCAATGGCTGTCCATGCTGTAAGCACTAGTCCTAAGTTTGCAAGGAATACACCAATATTTGCAATAGTAAATACTACAGCAGTAATTCTAACAATATCATCTAGATTATCTTTATATTTATCTGCCCAGCGAAGAATTCTTCCAACAATGTCCAAAAACTTTAAACCAAGTTGCATAGCACCTTCAAATGCTTGGCTTAAGTCTGTACCGTTTGTCTGTACCCATTTTTCAACTGCTGGAATTACAACATTAATTATTTCATCTGTAAATCTTTGAACTACTGGTAATAACTTTAAACCTATTGTTTCAAGAACTTCTCCATATGCTAGTTGTAATGTTGTTAGTGGATCAAGATTTGCTAATTGTTCTGCTGTACCAGCATATGTGGTACCAAGAATAGACATAATGTCTTCAAATTTTGTTGTTTTGCTTATAAGTCCAGATAGTTCTGGAGATAACTTCTTTAATGCACCAACATTTCCCTGCTGTGCTTTGGTAATTCCAATTGTTACGGCCTGTAAATCTCTACCTGTTGCTGCTGCAACATCTAATGCAATTGTCTGAAGTCTTTGTGATTCAGTCATATCTTGTGTAGCAACAAATAATGTTGCAAGACTTGCTCTTAATGCTGTATCGCTTTGGTTTACACGAAACTGAGTTACCTTTATGTATTCTTCAGCAGCAGCGATTGCCTCTTTTGTTGCACCAGTTGTATTCATCATTGCATTTGCAAGAATTAACTGTGACTTTGAATCCTCAATTGCTGCTTTTACAGCATCAGTTCCAATTTTTATGCTTAGTGCAGCAGAGGCTGCAACGGCAATACCAAATGACTTTCTTGTCTTTTTTGCAAAGGCATCAAACTGGGCTCCAAGTTTCTTAAGATCTTTTTGGGCTGCCTTAGAACCTTTATCTGAGTATTGGGTAAGAATTCTGGCAACTACTGCACCTGTAGCCATTTGTTAGTTCCTCCTCTTATTTAGGTTCTGTTGTAATGTTTGCTTAACATTGTTGAATGCGTGTTCAACATTTTTTACAATTCTATCTTTATTGTTGTCTACAGATCTCCAAATTAAACGAGAAGCCTTTGACTCTTTTCTTTCAAGGTTACTGATAAATGTACCAGTTCCTTTGTTTCTTCTACCTGCTAATTCATAAATAACACCTGCTGCAGATCTGTTCTTTAATGCTCCTGCTGATGTTGTGTAGTCTTTTCTAACCTTACCCTCAGCCTTTGTGGATGTTATTCCTGCCTTAATAATACTTTGATCCCATGCAGGCCATCCTGCACCACCACGACTACGAGGGTTGCGAGCAGCCTGAGTGGACCATCCACTTAGTGGAGCATCTGATTTTACGAAACCTTGGGCTTCGTCTTTGGCAATTTTGAGTTCTCTATTAATTACTTTTTTAAACTCTTTAACTGCATCTTTATCAAATTGGTCCAATGCTTTTAGTGTCTCTGTTAAGCCTTTTAACACTATCACATCTTTACTCATTGCTTGCTCGCATCCTTTGATCGTTGTTTTAGATAAATAACCATTGACTCAAGTATCCCATCAGGGGCATCCATTAAGTCAGTTGGTGCTATGCCTGTTTCCACAGAAATCATTGCTAACGAATATGTTAGGCTGTCTCTGTGGATTCTAAATTTGGGTCTACGACTAACTCAACACTTTCTAAAGTGTCAAGGAAGGAATCTCCCCAAGGCTTTATAACATGACCAGCATCTTTCAAAGCACTGTGTGCTAAGAAATAGATATGTTCAAGTTTCTGATCTTCGCTAAGAAGTTTAGCAAAACCCTTGCCAAACTTTTGCTCAAATGCAACTATTGCTCGTGGTCTTAGGGATAGTGTTCCCTCAAATCCGTCAACAGTCTTTACTTTGATATGTAGTCCGTCCATTTTTGTCCCCTTTCAAGGTGTTATTTGTTTTATGGAGTTGTATCTTTTTCAATTGTGCCATAAATTGGCCAGTCAACCGTTACAGTTGCAAGGCTTCCTGGAGTTCCTGTTAAGGGAGCCCATTGGCTAACAAGTGCTTTAAATCTGTATTCAGGATTTGTAGTACTGATAGCAGCATTTACTGGTCTTACTGAACAATTAATTAGCAACCCTCTATTTGGATATATTACAGATTCTAGTTCTGATACACCAAAATCTTGCATTAGTTCAAGGCTTAAAGAATTGTCCTCAAGCCCTGCAACCATCTTCTTTGCAATATCTCCAACTTGTGTTACCTCAACTAAGTCATAAACTGTTCCAAAACTTATGGAAGAGCAATGATTAGAAACATCATAGCCATCTAAAATTATTTGGGGATTAGTTAAGACTAGTTTTGGCATGATCTATTACGCTGTTGCCTTTACGATTTGTCCGCTTACAGGCCATGTGACAGAAACAGTTGATAGTTCACCAACGGCTCCATTTAGAGGAGTCCATTCTGAAATCAAAACTTGTCCTGCCTTAGTTGCACCTGAACCTGAACCATCAGCCTTGTAAATTGGATTTGTTACAGATACTGATGCTGAAGTTGGCTTGATTGTGAAATTCGCCAATTCTCCAATTCCAATTGCGGTTATTAATTGCTCAAGAGCACCTGATGCAAAGTCATTCATAAACTCTACGGTTACTGAATGATCCTTTAGTCCTGATGTTCTTGTGCGTGATGCTGTTGGTCCAAAACCTGTTGTCTCAACAACATCTTCTGGTGTGTTAATTGTTACGCTAGAAATGTATTCTGATATGTCAGTTAGTGGAGCAGATGCTCCAAGTTCTACAACTGCATTTGTTAATACTAAACGAGCCATGATTATTTATCTCCTTCATTGTTGAATGTTTCTTTAATTTCATCCACCTTTGGTGCTTCTTTTACCTCTGGTGTCTGTCTTGCTGATGGTGCTTGTGTTGCTGTTCCTTGCTTTTTTGCTATTCCTCCAGAGGCCAAAAGATAATCTATTGAGGCTCCAAGGTCAAGCAATTCTTGTTCTGTGAATGTTTCGCCAGCAGATTTGCCACCTACTTGTGTTGGCGAAGTTACGATATATTCCATTATTTCTCCTTAGCCCCAAAGTGTGAGGTTATAGCGATAAGATAAAAATGATTGATCTCCAGAATTGTAAGTACCACTTTCTGCACTTATAACTCTTAGTGTATCTACAAGACCACCTAGTGTTCTATCTGATTCTAGAGCAGTTTTAATTGATCCAGTTCCAGTTCCCGCTAATAGATTGTCTAGTTTGTCTTGCCCTGCTCGTTCAGAAAATCTCTGAACTATCACAAATACATCAACAGATGCTTGGTCTAAACCACGCATATTGTTAATATCAAATGTGAAATCTAGTTGTCCTACAATTGCACATGGTGGAACTACTACATCTGGAATTGTATCATAAACTCTCAATCCCGTGATTGTTTCCAGGTTCTTTCCAAGTGCATCTCTTACTTGATTAATTTTAATCATTAGTACGCCAACCCAAAGTTTCTACGGAATGGCTTTAATAGAATCTCAACATCTGGATCTAGACGAGAACTCAAACGAACTGTTCCTAGTTCTACAGATCCTGCAATACCAAACGGAGATTGCTTTCTAACAAATAGTCTTGATGCCTGTATCTTACAAGCAAGTTGTACCTCATAAGGTACTTCTTTCCATCCAAAGATTCCAGTTATTTTAACTGTCTGAGGAAAGAAATATGGGAAAACATATGTCTGAATTGCCAAGAGTCTTGTTACTGGCCATCCTCTTTCAGGATTATTAATTGGCTCATACATAACATCTGTGTCTAAGTTCCATACTTGATTGAATGGACCTGATTGGTTTGCTCTTGATCTAATTTCTACTGGCTCTACTAAGTCGTCTATCTCTAAGTACCACGGATTTACGGGTGTGTAGATTTTTGTTGTAGGTGAAAGAAGAGTACCTTCTTGGTAGAAAGATCTCTGGCAGTAGTCATCAATCATACGACTTGCAGCAAGAATAGCCATTTGAATGTCTTGATCATCAATGCTATCTTCAATCTGTAGGCCATTTCTTACATCAGCCAGAGTTGTATAGACATTGGTTGGCTGACTAGAACTAGCAGCAGTAGGGTAACTCATTTATTCCTCTTCTCCAATTTAGGCAACATAGCCTTCTCCATCTTAGGAGTAGCACTTGCTGTCTCTTTCTTAATCTTAAAGATATTCTTAATTTTTTTCATAACTTCCTTTTTTTAAAAAGGAGTGGGCCAAAGACGGGGACTTCCTTAACCCACTCCTTCCTTAGATTACTCTAAGTATTGCATAGAATCAACTATACAAATTAGAATGTAGGTGTTGCAAGACCAGTTCCTGAGATCTTTGAGAATGCTGCAGGGTAACGGCCAGCAGTTGCTGCTGCGTATCCGTATACAACTGACTTAATTGTCAATGATCCAGCACCAGTTGCATCAAAGTTCAATGCGAATGGTGATCCTGCTTGCTCCCATAGATGGAATTCTGGTGCAGTTACGCAATAGATTTCATCCTGGTTAGTACCAGCACCTGCTGTTGTTGTAACATTTGCGTCTGCAACGATTGGAAGACCCATCAATGAGTAAC